TTAGGCCGCGTAACGGGTCGGACGCGACAGCAGCGAGAACGAGCTGTTCACGGTGTCGACTTGGCCTTTGTTCTTGGTCGGCGTTTCGTTCAGCGAGACGTAGCCGTAGTAGTAGATTTTCGAGCCGTTCTTGTTCTGCATCATCAGCGGGCGGATGCCGCGAGCGTCGGCAGCTTTCTTCAGGGCCTGATAGCCGGCCAGGGTCGGGTCGTCGCCGATCTCCATAGAGATGGACTGAGCCGAGTACATGGTCGGAATCTGGATCTCGAAGTCGGATTCGAGCGGACTCACGGTTGCGAACTGCTGCTCGCCGCCCGAAGTGCTGATGCCGATGATCTGGCTGACCTGAGTGAAGGCGGTCACCTTCATCGCGGTGCCGCCAGAGGTGCCGACCGGGAATGCGCTGGTGTCGCTGGTGTCCAGGCCTTCCAGCTCGAAGGTGCCGGACGCAGCCGCGGCCACGCGGAACACGCGCTCGTTGGCGCGCTGCCAGCCGGTCTTGAGGACGATGATGTCGCCGTTGGCAAAGCCGTGAGCGGCAGCGGTTGCGACAGCGGTTGCGGCATTGCTGATGCTGGTCACAGCGACCGGCGTGCCGAAGGTGGTGCCGAGGTGGATGGTAGTACCGTCCGGAATTGAGAACGCCAATTGATATCCTTTGCGGCCGCATGGACCGACGCTTGAGGGTTAGTGCTGGAACAGCGGGCACAAAAAAACCCGCTCAATGGCGGGCTCTCTTGATTCTTGAAAATGGCTAGGTGTCGGCTCGGTATCGGAACGAGACCGGAACCGTGAAGTTGATGTCGTCATGGATGATCGGCCCCTGGGTTACCGGCGCCGAAACATGAACAGCGAAGCTTCCGGAGGTTAGCCGAAGCGCCATCGGGAACAGCGCGTCCAACTCAGGGACCAGCGCCTCTGCTGCCCCGGTGCCTTTGCCGTTCGGCGCGATGATCGAGACCTGAAACACGCCCGTGAATGTGCGGCTCACACCCTCGATGTCGATGCTGTCTGTGCCGGCCGGGAGCATGAAGGCCCGTAGATACATGCCGCTGGGCGGCGCGAACGACACGCCCTGCCACGCCACAGGCAAACCTTTTGTGGTCGCCCACGCTGCCAAGCGCTGCTGCAGCAGGCCGCGAATAGTTAGGTGCGACATAGGTCAGTCTCTGAGCTTTGCCGCCTCAGCGGCGATGATCTGCTGGATGCGCGCCATCGTGATTCGCACCATCCCTTCCGGCGCCTGCTTCGACAGGCCTTCGTACTCCAGCGGGATGGCGTACGGCATCAGGTTAGAGATGTAGCCGGTCTCGCCAGCCTTGAACTGGATCACGTCTGATGCGATCTGCTGGACCGTTGCCGACCCGCTTTTATCCTCACGCCCGGTGCCGGACGACGCCGGGCCAACAGTGAACTGCCATTCGCCACGGAACCGCCCGGTATCCACAGGAGACAGGCGAACAACCGAGTTGCCGATGCTGATGGTCACAGCCCGATAGAACTCAGTCATGTTTCCGCTGGCCTTCTCTGCGAACTCGCGCAGCTGTAAGGAGAACGAGCCTTTCATCGGCGCACCGTCGCAGAGTAAACAAGGGCCGTACCATCCGGCGCGGAACTAGTGACGCCAAGCAAGGTCCAGACCTCGCCGCCGAACACGGCCACGCAGCCAGGCTTGGGCGCCCATGCCAACCCCTCGGCAGCGATCTTCAGCGCGCGTAGGTTCGACTCAATCAGCGTGCCGTCAATGAATCGGTTGTCGAACGCCTCGACGGTGCCCTTACTGGCAGGCAGCACAACGGCTTGCACTGTCTGATCGCGCAATACAGGGTCTGTCGTCACGCCCGTTGTAGGGTCATAGCCGCCTGGGGTTTCATCGCGCAGGGTGATGGTCTGGCCGAACTGCTCTATCAACCGCAAAGCGGTCGAGGCCATGCGGTCGTAGAACTGCGACATGTCACACCCTCACGGCAAATAGGCCACGCTTGACCAGATAGTCAGCGAACTGTGTCCGGCTAGGCCGGTCAGGCGCGGCCGGCAGCAGGTATCCCGACTTGTTCTCGGCGTACTGCACATCGACGGCGCCCTCTACCCGCTCGCGGATCACTGCGCCCTGTCGCTGGGCAGGCGGGTCTATGTCGTCAGCGTGAATCTCGGCAGCCAGAGCCATCTGGCCGTAGTGGATGCGCGCCGGAATGTAGGTCGACGGCAGAACTTCGCCGTCCAGCTCGACATCAGCACGAGGCCACGCCAGAGCCTGCGCAGCGCTCGCCTTGCGGCCTTTCCAGCCCATGACCTGCATCTGCATTGCGGCGCGGCGGAGCAGCGATTCCTGAGCCTGCTCGGTACCAGGAACAGCCACCCCGTAGTTCGCGGCATAGCTGACCAGCTCGGCGGCCGTGGCATAGCTTTCGGCGTCGTCCTTCCCGGTTCCGTCTTCGATGATCAGCGTCATGCGTTATTCCTTGGGTGGTTCTTTTGCGGGCTTGCCAGGCTTGCCCTTGAAGCCGCGAGACTTCATCTCCTCGGCCACCTTGTCTGGTACGTCTACCTCTCCACTTGCCGGGACCGTGACCAGCACCCCAGCGAAGTGGTAGAGGCCGGGTTTTCCGACCACTACCATTTCGATTCCCCTTAGCCGATGTTGCGCAGGCGCGCCATGTGGGTCTTCGACTGGCGCACTTCCATGCCGAAGTCACCGATGATGCGAGTGCGCTCACCGTCCTGGCCGGGCTGGGTGGCGTCCAGAGTGCGCCAGTTGCCGGAGTCGGAAGCGTTGCCGTTGGCCATCGGGACGATGGAGATCATGCCGGCGTCGTAGATCACCAGCTCTTTGTCGTCCAGGTTGGTGTCGACCACGATGCGGTTGACGTTGCCCACCAGCGGCAGATCGCTCGGCAGCTGCAGCACGGAGCCTTCGTCGGCGCTCCACTCTGCTAGGCGCTGGCTATCGTAGTTGGCCGAAACCAGCTTGGACAGCTGACGGGCCTGCTTGATGCCCACCGCGATGGTGTTGGCAGTGCCGCCACGGGTCACGATTTCCGCGTTGATAGCGTTGATCGCGTCCAGGGTCAACACGGCGGCCGAGTTGTCGACGTTGATTGCGCCGGCCTGATCCAGGAAGAAGCGCAGGCCACCGGTGTAGCTGACGGTCTTGCCGCCGATGGTGGCAGTAGCGCGACGGCCACGGACCAGTGCGCGGTCCATCTGGATGGTCAGCTGACGGATGCGCTCGGAGACCTGGAAGCTCAGGTCGTTGGTGTTGCCGAACTGGATGGTGGCCAGCGCGCGGCGGGAGAACTCGACGGCGGTATCCATCGTCTGGAAGAAGTTCTCGACCGGGTCCGGCTGGAAGATGCCATCGTTCTCCGCCCCGGAGTTCTCTTCACGACCCACAGAGTCGATAACGAGGACGGTGCCGGAGGCGATGGTCGCGGCAGTGGTGCCACCGAAGCCGCGGGTCACGGTCAGGTTGTTGCCGGACACAGCGGTCACAAGCAGCACTTCATCCGAGCCAACCGGGGACACGGTCATGCCTGCGCGGAACTTGGTGCCGTCAGCCACTGCAACAGTGGTAGCAGCGGCCAGCGCTTCGGCGGTGGTCGGCGAGCTGGTAGCGTCGACGCGCATATCCAGCCAGGACAGCTTGTAGCCCTCGTATGGGACGCGAGCGGCGCCGAACTGCACGGTTTGCAGGATGCCGGTACGGTTGGAGCGCGCGATCTCGAACGCTTCGTTGATGACCTTGTCGTTCAGCAGAGCCGACAGAGACGAGGAGAGGTTTTCTTTAGCGGCCATTCTTAATTACCTTTGGTCAGGTGTGCGGAGATAAAACCAGCCACGTCGCCAGCCTTCTTGGCGGCTTCGGCCTTGGTGTTGCTGTCCGATGCAGCCCCGCTGCCCGGTTTGGCTCCGCCAGCCCCGCTGCCAGACGCCTTGCTGCCGACGATCAGCGGCGCAAAAGCCGGATCGTTGACGAATTCTGCTTTCAGTTCTTCCAGGGTCGCCGCGCTTGGCTTGCCGTTGGCGTCGAGAACGACGACAGTCGGCTGACCATCACGGATATCCATGCTCAGGCGTGATTGGATGTGCGGCAGGAGAGCCTTCGCGCTGCCCTGTACGGCGAGTTCGGCTGCCAGGTCAGTGGCAGCACGGCCAACGGTCAGATTCTTGATCTGCCCCGCCAGTCCTTCGCGCTCGGCCAGCAGCTCCTGTTCGCGCTTGGTCAGCTTCTCTTTCCAGCTGTTCTCCAGCGCCTCAACGTCGCCAGCCTTGCGGGCGCGCTCTTCCTCGGCCTTCTTGGCTGCTTCCTCGGCCTCACGGGCTTTCGCCTTCGCTGCCTTGGATTCGCCGAGCAGTTCCTCGAGCTTTGCTTTCAGGCCCGACACGTCCTCGCCCTGCGGGATGCCTTGGACCTTGAGCTGGTACTTGCCGCCCTTCTCTTCATAAAAGCCGCGCAGGCCTTCATCCAGCCCTTCCAGGCTGTCGCGTTCAAAATCGAGCATGGTGTCTCCCGGAGACTAGGTTTGCCGGCCCTGCCGGCTAGATGCCTGCCCTACGGAAAGCCTCGGGCTCAAGAGCCTTCATCTGTTCCAAGGTCAGTGGTTTGAATTGCCGATCCAACTGGAGCTCGGCGAAGCGCTCAGCGCTCAGCCCGCCGTCGCGGAACAGCTTTGCGCGCTCAGGGCCGAGCGCGATGTTCTGGAACTCTTGCGGCTGGCCCTTGAGCCAGCTGTAGTAGGTCTGGTCAGCGTCGACGTAGCCGTCCTTGCTGGCCCGTGTGGCGCCTTCGTCGAGGAAGGCATAGCGGGCATCCAGCTCGGCAGCCGTAGTGCTGCGGCAGCGGATGTGCGCGGGCGGCACCGGCCCCTTGCCCATCTTGAATACCCGGCCATCCAGCGACTTGCACTGTGCGGAAGTGCGCCCGTCGAGGGTGGAAACCCAGCGGTAGCCGGTTACCACGTCACTGTTTGTCTTCCACGTCTCCATGCGCGCCACGTTTGCGACGTGCTGGATGCCGGTTCGAACAACCGCTTCGGCATTGCGCCGGGTGATCGCTAGCAGGCCGTCGCTGTACTTCAGCGCCTTGGTGCCGCGGATGCGGTTGATGATCTGCTGATTCGTTTCGCCTTGGACGTAGCCCATGCGGATCGCGCCGATGACACGGTTGCGTTCCGCCCTTGTCCAGTCCGCAACAAATGTGTCTAGCAGCTTCCCGCCATCCGGCCCGGTGACACTGAGCGGCTGAGCCTTTACAGCAGCCTGCACCGCCTGGACGCCCGGAACCGCAGCTGTGATATTGACCAATACCTGACTGAGCGACCTGGCCTCAAACTCGGCCTCGTAGGCGCCTATATCGAAAAGGTCAAGCAGCAGTTGAGACGTGAACTCGCCGTGAATCTTGGCGAGCATCGCGTCGATGGATTTCAGCATCTGCTCAAGACGCGCCCGGCTGTAGTCGGTCAGCGTGTCGCGGCTCAGCCTGTCGCGTAGATCCTTGTCGATGCGCCGGAGGAATGGGTCAATCTTCTCGACCTCTCCACTCTTGAGGCGCTCGAGCATCACGGCGTTACGCGTTGCCGACTGTATTAACAGTTCCGCCGTTGCCATCGTCGTCGTCCAGGTTTAGGCCAGACGTGCTGCTGGCAAGCTCTTCGCGGATCTCGTCATCGTCCTTCTCGGCATCAATCAGTCCGAAGCGGCGGAACTGCGCCCACAGATCGGAATCAGTGATCGCGCCGGCCTGCCAGGACTTGACCAGTTCGGCCAGGGTCTGCGGGTCGAGACGGGCTTCGATGAAGTCCTGATTGAGCGCGTATACGCACTCGCCAGTGGCGCCCATGAACTCCGCAGCGCACTGCAGCGCCTTGGTGTAAGCCTCGCTGACGTTGGATGCGACCAGGGACAGCACCGAATGCTCAGCAGCGTTATCCGACGCAGCCTCTGTAGCGGTCTTGGTTGCGCTACCCTTCTCGATCAGGCGAGCACCAAGGGCAACCATCTGGCGCTCTTTGGCGTCCATCGCCTCTTTGGCCAAGCCGTTCGGCTGAGCCTGCAGGATGCCGGCAGATCCACCTTGCGGCAGCGGCAGAATGGCGCGAGAGCCGAAGTAGATGCCCTTCTCTTCGAGCATCTTGACCCAGTGGTCGTCGAGCCCGGCCATGTAGACCTGAGGCTGACCGACCAGATAGACCGAATCTTCGTAGTCCGCACTGTTGCGGTAGTGGCCGATGTTGATTTCGGCCAGGTCGTACAGTGGCGACTCATCGATCGACGTGTCGTTGTTCTGCGAGCCGACGAAGAAGGCCGTGATCTCGCCCCACGGCGCGCCATTACTGCGGCGCGGGTTGTAGGTCTCTGCGACCTCGAATGCGCCCTCGCCGGCCGCCTGACGCCACACGTCAACCGTGTAGACGCCATCGCGCAGGCTCAGCACGCGGTATTGCGGGTAGCTCTTGACGCCGAAACCGTCCTCGACCTCGTGCGTCTCGCGCAGCACGGCCAACGACAGGAGGTGACGTGCGCCTACCTTGGTTGTGCGCCAGTTGATCACCGCCTCAGCCGGGTATGCCGTGATGGTGGCTCGAGCCTTGCCGCTTTGCATGTCGGCTCGGCTGGCTGACTCAACCGCAGGGAAATCGACGAGGATCAGCGCGCGGCCAGTCTCCAGCACATCGGCCAGGACCGTCTGCGACTGCTGGTAGACGCTGATACCGGCACCATTGGCATCGGTCTGCATGTATTCGAGCAGCGCCGGCACAGTGAGCGTCGGAACCACGCGGAACACGGCACCGACCAGGCCGTCACGAGTCCGACCCGTTGCGTTGTAGAACACAGCGCGGGCCAGATAGCTCTCGTACCGCTCGGCGTTCTCCTTGCTCGTGTCGTGCTTGTTCGGCTTCGGCAGGTAGCGCTGTTCGGCTGCCTTGACCGCCTCGGAGCCCTTGCAAACGTCGCGCACCAGGCGCCAACGGGCTTGCGCTGCCTCGTATTCGGGCCTTTGGTACGTTACGTCTGCCATTATCGGGCGAATCCCATGTTGATTGAGGTTGCGGCTTTCCTGCGGCTCATGGCCACAGCGAAATAGCGGAATGCGTCGGAGCCGTGAGACGACCAGTCGTGAAGCGGCTTGTCTTTCCAGCAGCCGCGCTTGTCGTCCCATTCCTTGCGGTAGTTTTCGAGGCAGGCAATGCCCGTCTCACACTTCGAGTCATCGAAGGCGCACCGTGGCAGGATCTCGCGGGCGTGATCAATGCCATCGTCTACGCCCAGCTTCGGCACAACTTGGAAGCGGATGCTGTAGCGCTGGCCGTCGAACTCGTAGCCTTCCTGCGCGATCTCGCGGCGGGTCTTGCCGTCGCTGCCGAACTCGCGGTTGTCGATGTCGTGCGGCCCCCAGTGGTCGCCGTACGTGTAGCCGCGCTCCTTCAGCACCTTCATGTAGTGCCGCAGGCCTTCGCCGCTGTTCTCGTAGTAGTCGACGACGTGGAACTCATCGCCCACGATCCGAACGAACCAGATCGCCGTCGAGTCACCCACGCCGATGTCCCAGAAGGTGTGCACCGGCTGGTGACTGTTGTCTGGCAGCACGCCGATTCGCTGCTGTGCATACAGCTTGGCGAACTGCTTGGCGTAGTAGGCGCCCTCGATGCTCTGCTGGAATGCCTCGGCAGGGATCGACGGGTATTCCCGCTTCATGTCGTCGCCGAGGGTCTTCTCCTTGGCGGCGTACCAGGCTCGCTGGCCTTCGTTCGTCTTGATGCCGTGCTTGGCCTCAAGCTCGGCGAAATAGTCCGTGAGGCGCTGCGGCAGGACCGTTCCGGCCGGGTCTAGCCAGTAGTCGGCGTTCTTCCACCAACTGAAGAAGAAGAACTTCCAGTCCAGCTTGCCGAGTGGTTGCTTTGCGGCCTGCTGTTTCTCAGCTGTCTGCGAGTAATCGAAGAAGTACCCGGCTCTGCCCTCTGCCGTCGATTCGATGGTGACGAAGCAATCAGTAGCCACCGCCTCAAAAGCACCAGTGACGATCTCGCGCGCCTTGTGCGGAAACTTGGCGCAGATCTTCCCGAACTCTGAGACGTGCAGGTAACGCAACGTGCCGCCTCGGAATGACGTGCTGACGTACAGCGAGCCGCCCTTGGCGAACACCAGCTCGCCAGCCGCATCGTTGCGCGCAGGGTTGGCCGCCTTGATCTCTGCCGGCAGGTTGTCGTACGCGAACTTGATCTTCTCCCGGAACAGCCGCTTGGCATCATTCAGGGTGTGAGCAATCAGCGCGCACTTAGCCGACTCGAACAGCGCCGCGTCGAGCTGGATGATGCACTGCTCAGTCGTAAAGCCGAGCTGGCGAGCTTTAAGGATGATGTTCCGAGTGTGCAGGCCCTCGAAGTACTCCAACTGCTCCGCTGTCATGCGGAAGCGGGTCTTCTTGCCTGCCTTGTCGTTAATTACGTAAAGATTATTAATCCGCCAAAACTTGCATTTCAGCTTCTTGATTATCTCCGCATTAACGACACCGTTCGAAACCTCGCCCAAAACCTTTCTGCATTCTCGGACTATCGTTTTGTAGTTCCGCCCGGTTTTCAAATGTATTGCGCGGTAGCTCATTCCGGAAGCGAGCATCGCTAGCCATGTCGGAAGCTCCAGTGCAATGAATGCAGTCCTGGTGGCAACAGATCGCGCGATCGCCTTAGGCGGACACGGCCTTCCCTTGAGCGCTTCGCTTATCTTCTCCCCGCGCCCAGGGTTAACAGGCGGCATTGCGCGCCCCTTTAAAGCTGCACCATGCGTCTTGCGACGCTCAGCAGTCCACGGGCTGTATTTTGTGATGCCATCGTCAATCGCTTTCTTGATGGCTGCGGACCGCATCGCCCTCTCAGCTTCACCTTGAACTCTTCCAAGGTTTGAAGCCCTCGCTGCGTACACGCTGTCAGCCACCGGATGACTATTGAGCGTTACGCCCTCGTTACGCCAAATGTGGAATTGCTCTCTAGGCAGGAGAAAGTTTGCATCCATCACAATCTCGACAATTTCAAAAACCAGCGAATCCTCGCCGTGCTTTGAAAAACAATGCTGCAGATGTCGCGAGTGATGCTTCATGCGCCGCAAATGATGCAGATGCTCGTGAAACCTCTGCCTCGGCGACCGGATAGTCGAGCCGATGTAGATTTTCCCGTTTGCCTTGCAGGTAATCGAATAGATCACGCCAGAGCGCGCTTTTTCTTTCATAGCTATCACCGTATAGCTGCACCGAATGAGAGGGTGCGGCAGGGAGTCGGTGAACTCCTCTTCGGCTGGCCGGCCTAGCCGCACGCATGAATTATATCTCAGGCCTCAGTCGATAGCTCGTCCATCAGTGCGGCCAGGTCGCTGACCGTCTTGTCGCCTTCCTCGGTGTCGAGGTTGTAGGCCTGGCGCTCGCCCTTGATGACTTTCAGCTGAGCATCAACGCCAGCATTCAGTGAGCGAGCAAACTTATCGTGGTTGTCTTCGGTCACGTCCATCTCGGCCAGGGCAACGCACAGCTTGTTCGCTATGCCGCGCCACTGAGCCAGGCCGGAGCGATGAGCCAACACTACAGCGGCCCCGGCCTCTGCAGCCTCTTCGATGATCTCGGCTTCGGTGACCATGCGCGACTGGTCACTGCCAGTGGTCACCGCCCTGGTCACCTTCTCCTTCACGGCCGCCCGAACATGATCGGACAGATCGCGCTGCCAACCTTCTTTCTTGGCTCGCTTCAGGATGGTGTTGTGCGCGATGCCGTTTTGCTCAGCTATCACGCGGATGGAGAGCTGGCCCGCCCGGTAGGCGCGCTCAATGCCCTCCCAGTCGGGTTGCTTTGACATGTGAACTCCAATTACTCGGTTACTGCTTGCATCCACTCCTCCACGATCCGCTGCAACACTGGCTCGGTCAGGATGCTGGATGGCTGCCTTCCGGCTATTACGTCGCGGAGGAGGCAGACGGGGATGACGTGGACGCCATCAGAGGCGATGACAGATACGTGCGGCTGCCTGTCGGTTAGCTCTACGACGTTTTGCATGGGCACGCTCTCTGTTTACTGCCATCCACACCTCTTTCCCTATCATCACAGCGACACAGGCTGCGATGCGGAGTAGCAGGAGGATGGCGTGGAGGCGTCTCATGCGGCGCATACCAGATTGGGGTGAAGGCCCGTCATCAGGCGGCGCAGCCATTCAGTGAACGCCGACGGCTTCATGCGCTCGCCTTCTTCTCTCCCCAGCGGATAGCCAGGTCACGGAGCTTTTCGGTGCCGAGGAAACCTACTGATCCACCAACGAAGGTGGCCATGCTCTGCGGCAGACCGAAATACTCGAGCAGCGGAACCAGGGTCAGCGTGGCGAAACCACACAGCGCGCCCTCGAGCACCATCTGGCGCTTCGTGCCGCCTCCATACACCACTCGCAGCACAGCGATAGTCACGGACAGGCCGAACGCATACAGGCTCGGAGCGATTGTCTGCAGCCATGCGAGAGCCGCAGCCCACGTTTCAGGACGGTCGGGCATCTTCATATCTCGGTTATCCCGCATGGGGCAGTTGGTGATTGGTCCGGCCTCACATGCGCGTGCGGTCCGCCTATGAGCAAGGAGGCAGGCATGGGGCCGGAATAGGGTTGCACTGCATTGCACGTTAGGCCGCTTAAGCTGCCGTGGCGCTGCACTCTATTGCGCGATGCGGTGCGAATGGGTGCGCTGGGTGGTGAGCCCTCATCAACCGTTTGCGCATAAAAAAAGCCCCGACCGAAGTCAGGGCTCTTGAAGTTGTTCCGCTTACCGTATGCGGAGAGGCCATTACGCTGCCTCGGTCACACGCCTCGCCGTGTCTCAACCCGTCGACCGCTTCACGGTGCAGTTACTCGACGGCGGCCGCGTAGTCGCGACCCGTTAGCTGTCTTCCGGTAATGCCGGCTCACTTGGGTCTTACAGCCATCGGTCCCTAAGACGGCGCTCAGAAGCCTTCGTAGTCGTCACGCATCGCAGCATATCTCCAGACGAAGGAATCACAGCATGGAGAAAGTGTGCCTCTAGCCGAACGGGAATGCAAGCGTTTTTCTCACCTATTCACGCTGCCTCTTTCCACTGGTAGAGCAAGCCAGAAACCGGAGCCAATGCGGACTTGTCGAGGTCATTGCAGGCTTGGAAGAACGCATCGATATGTGACTCCCACTCACGGGTCCAGTTCTCGCTGCGCAGGCGCACGCCGTACTCGTCGAACAGCCAGGCGCGGAAGGTCTCAGGGGTCGGCAGCGGGTCAGGCGTCGAGCTCTGCCCTCCCTGATGCTGGCGGCGGTACCGGTAGAGCACGCCCTTGGCGACGTAGAGCGCCTTCTCGCGCTTGGCTTCGGTCATGCGAGGCAGCTTGGCGGCGGCCATGGCGAATACCAGTTCCTCGGCAATCTCTCGGTGGTCGTCGTCGGCCAGTGGCGAGTACATCCAGTGGCCGAAGCACTGCAGGCTGGCCGGCAGAGTACCAATGACCGACTGAACCATTCCGCACAGCGCCTGATCGAGCGCCACGTCGGTGCGGCGGTCCTTCTCGGTCTTCTGGATGCTGGCTCCTAGCTGGCCAACCTCCAAGGCATAGGCAGTGGTCGATTCACGGCGCTGGTACATGCTGTCGTGCCAGAGTTGACGCGCGCTGTTCATCTTCATGCTGCTTCTCCCTTTAGCATGTCGGCTGAAACGATGATGCGGCCCACCTCACCGTGCTCGGCGTGGTAGGTGATGACCTTGGCGTCTCGTCCGCTCATCCACCCACCGCGGCTTGCGTGACTGTCTGGCGCGGCCAGGGTGCGGTGCTGCTCGATCTGCATGGTGTTCGTCTCACGCAAGACGTTGTGATGCAGGTGGCCGGTGTGCGCATAGCTGTGCTTGGTGCGGCCGAAGACCTCGCGAAACTTGGCGATGAACACTGTCTCGAGAGAGTCCATCCGCTTCTTGTGGCCGTGGTGGAAGAACAGCGACGTGCGGCCGTGCTCGATGCAGTAGTACGGGTCCGGGCGGGTGATGACCTCGATGCGTGGCTCGTCCGCATAAAGGGCGGCGAACAGCTCGCGCAGCCAGGCGCTCGACGCCAGATCGTGGTTGCCCTCAGCCATCAGGAGAACGACGCGCTCGTGCTTCTGCAGCAGCATGGCCGTCACGCGGCGGATGACGCTGATTGCCACGCGGACCAGCTTCTGGAACCGAGTGTCGGCGTCGAGGACGTGGCCGGATGTCGGGGTGACCGCCTGGATACCATCCCAATGCAACAGATCCCCAAGCTGGGCGAATACGCCGGTATGGGAGTCAGGCGCCTGGGCGATGGCGGCACCAAACCAGCCGACCAGCGTGTCCTCGGCGATCTTCATATCCCATGCTGCGCCCGTCTCCTCTGCCCAGGCATTCATGCCGAGGTGGTAGTCGGTGATGACGTAGCAGTTGAGCAGGTGCGCAAGCGTGTGCAGCGGAGCCGGCAGCGCCTTGGCCGGCTTGATGTCCAGAGCCAGCGCCTTGACCGCCTCCTTCATCAGTTCGGCCTGGCGCTCGTGATCGATGCTCGACTTGACCCATTGCAGCTTCTGCTCGCCGTCCTTGCCGTACAGCGTTGACGTGCCCTTGAGGTGGAACCCGTCCGGCACCGTCTTCACCATGTCGTGCTCCGGGCTCCATCCCTGACGAGCCAGGCGCGCCTTGTGGGTGTAGACGTTGCGCTCGTGCAGCCCAAGGATCTGCGCAGCCTCTGCCACAGTGCGGCCAGTCAGCGCGGCCTTGATTTCTTCGTCTGTCGCTTTGCGTGCGGCCATTAGGCTGCCTCCCCGTCTATCTCTGAAATGGTCACCTCGACGCACCCTAGGGCCTTGATAGGGCCTCTTTTGATGGTCAGATGGTCGATCTGGCTGTCGTCTTCCCAAGCTCCGCCGTGGGTGAGCGCGTCAAGCAGTCCTTTGCAGAGGTTGTCCAAGTCCCGGCGGCGACGGTCAGGCGGGCAAGCGGTGATGACCACCTGCAGGCGCCCTTCCATCATTTTCACGCCGGCCGACTGGCACAGAGCGGTTACGTCCTTGCAGTAGCTACGCCCCTTGGCGCTGATCAGCGTCTTGGCGCCAACGCGGCGGTAATAGGTGTTGTTGCTCGGCGGCCACGGCAGGCTGATGGCTGTCATCTACTCCCCCTCGCCTTCAGCGCCGCCACAACGGCAGGACGAGCACTCTCCGGAACAGCTGCCAGCAGCACGTTGCCCTGCCTCTGCTTCTCCGGCCCCTTGAGGTCGCGCACCTTCCACCGGATCAGGCAGGCCGTTTTGTCCGCTTCGATCAGCGCCCGAGCATCGGCAGTCAATTCCGCCAAGTTCAATCCAGCATTCGCCGCAGAGCACTTCATCGCCTAGCCTCGCCTGCACGTCGATTCGAGAGAGCTTCATGCCAGTTCCGCCTTCTCGGCATCGGTGCGGCAGTCGATGGTGTTCTGCTGGCCGAAGTCCTGATTCGTGCGCTCAGCCCATGCGGCTTCGCCCTGCAGCCCGGCGTATGCGGCTAGGTCTTCGTAGTTGTCAGCACGGAACCCGCCTTGCTGGCTGCGAACCATCTTGAGCAGGCCCATGAAGAGCCAGCCCTGTTCTTCGGTGAGGTCGTGGCCAGTGATGGCGCGGAAGGCGTCAACCGTGGCGCCCATGCTCCGCTCGCCGGCCGGCTTGTCGTAGGTGGCAGAGCGGTCCTTCATGTGGCCGAGGCCGGCTTCGAGGATCTGGTGGGCCTTCATGCCTGCTGCTCCTTGAAAGCCGATGCAACAATGAGCATCGAAAGAACCAGGCTGAATGCGGCCAGCACCGGGTGGCCGGAGAAGATCAATGCCGATATCTGCACAACCGATAGAAAGCCGCTCCACCACACGCGGTCGCGAATCGCCTCGGCGGCCTCTCCCTTTACGCCCACACAGAGCAGGGCCAGCCAGCCCAGCGAGACGAATACCAGTAGGACGAAAAAGGCAAAGTCTTGCAGCACCCCGGAACCAAAGGCGAGGGCCGCGCTGAGGCCGACAGACAGCAGGTCGGCAAATACGTGTTTCGGTTTGATAGTCATTGCGGCTTCCTTGTGGCTCTGTTGTTTGCGATCAGGGGGAGCTGGCCGGGCGCAAGGTTCCACGCGAATGTCTCTTTGCATCCGGTGGCGCATTGGCGGGCGTTCAGGCTTGGCATATTGCTCATGGGCTCACCGCAGTCAGGGCAGGCGCGGCCTAGTGGGGTGTCGGTCATGCGGCAGCGCTCCCATCGATCAGCTGCTGCACCAACTGCAACAGCTTCTCTTCTGTGCCGAATCGCTCGATAAAGGCGCGTTTGGCGAGGTGAATGCTCGGTACAGCTGGGTGATGGGTGCCGCGATGGTGGGCCGGGCAGAGCGGTATGCCGTCCATGTGGCTTGCGCGCTGCCCCTTGCCGCGACCGGCGCGCGGGTGATGGATCTCGGCTGGCGTGCCGGGCGTACCCTGCAGGTAGCAGGCAACACAGCCCAAGGCAGCGACCCGGGATAGATGGGCTTTCTCGGCCTTTGTCATGCGCCGTACCCCTTCCGCTCTGCCCGCTGGTTGGCCTGCTCCGTGCGATACAGCTCGATTCGCAGCTGAGCCACACCGATCTGCGTCTTCAGGTACTCCTCGCGCTCTACGGCCACCTTGAGGCCGTCCAGCAACCCCAGGTAATCCGGGTGCGCGTAGGCGAATGCCTCACGCTCAGCGATGGTCTTGATTCCTTCCCGCTCGGCCTCTTGCATGAGGATGGCTTTCTTGCTCTTGCGGAACTGCTCCAGGTACACACGGTTGGCCTTGGCCTCGGCGTGGTCCTGTGCGCGGTCGCGGATGAAGGTCAGCGGGCGTTCGATCTGCTCATCCATGGCGGCGACCCTCCCGCAGCCCCTGGCAATCCACGCAGCACACCGCCGACGGATAGGCCTTGCGGCGAGCGTCTGGAATGGGCTCGTCACAGTCGGCACAGAACTCAGCGCCCTGCCCCTGCAGCCTGGCCTGTACCATCGCCACGCCACCGATACGATCCGCTTCCTCTAGGCCAGAGGCGCGGTCTGTTACGTCGGGAGCCGTGCGGGCCTGCTCGAAGGCTTCGGCCATTTCCATGTAGTCGGTCATTTCCGTGCTCCTACGCCGCGCTGGGTGCTTCCGTCAGCACAGACGACGCGATGGTCATTGCCGCGGGATAGGCCTATGCCTGACCCGGTTGTGTGTCGTATCTGGTAGCCCTGGCGCTGCAGGAGCTGTATGGCGTGCTGCTGGAGAGAGGTCATGCGGCGGACCTCCCGTAGCGGGACGCAAGAGAAGTCGTCTTTGATGTTGCCTGCGGGCGCTCCTCGGGCTCAGTCCAGCCAGCTGCGAGCTGCTCAAAACGGCTGTACTGGCCAAGGAATGCGGTGCGGACAGTGCCGGTCTCGATGTCACGCCCTTTTCCGATGATCACTTCGGCGACACCCTTGTATTCGGTGTCCGGGTTGTAGACCTCGTCGCGGTACACGAACATGATGATGTCCGCGTCCTGCTCAATAGCGCCCGATTCGCGCAGGTCTGAGCAGACGGGCCGCTTGTTCGGCCGCTGCTCGCACTGGCGAGATAGCTGCGAAAGAAGGATCACTGGAACTTGCAGCTCTCTTGCCATTAGCTTGGCGCCGCGGCTCATGGCGCTGACCTCTGTCACACGGTTCTCGCTGCGACCTTCTGACTCAAGAAGCTGCAGGTAGTCGATGACGATCAAGTCGAGGCCATAGCGGCGCTTGTGTCGGCGTGCGGCTGCGCGAACCTGGCTCATGGTCATGCCTGGCCGATCCGACATTTTCAGTCCAGAGTCCTTGAGCTTGCCGGCTGCTGCATTCAAGCGCAGACCGTTCTCGCCATTGGCGCCGCGGCCGCTCTTGATGTCCTGGAGCGGTATCTTTCCCTCGGCCGCAAGGAAACGATCCATCAGCTGACCGTTGCTCATCTCTAGGCTGACGATCAGCACCTGCTTACGCTGCCGGATTGCAACATCAGCCCCGATGTTCATGGCCAGCGTGGTCTTTCCCATGCCAGGACGGCCGGCGATGATGATTAGCTGCTCTGGCTTCAGGCCTTGCAGTTGCTCGTCAAGATCGCTGATACCGGTGCTCAGTCCGTCCAGCTTTCCGCGAAGCTCTTCGCGACGCTCCAGGACCGGAAGATGCTGCTCCAGAACATCCCAGGCTGACACGATCTCTGCCGATGCAGACTCCGCGTCGACGCTCATCGCCTCGGACTGGATAGCCGCGATCTTGTCCTCGACAGGACGATCACTCGTGCCAATCTCGGTTATCTTGGCGCCGACAGAGAGAATGGCTCGATCAATAGAGCGCTCGCGCACGATGCCCGCATAGTCCTTTGCAGACGCAACGCTAGGCGTATTCTTCACGACCTCGGCGGTATAGCCGAGAGCATGAACGCCATCAGCAAACACGCCGATCTTGTCAGCAACGGTGAAGTAATCGATGGCCTTGCTGTTTGCCTGCAGCGCCATGATGGCTTCAAAGACCTGAGCATTCTCAGGCCAGTAGAAATCCTCGGCGCGTAGATCAGCAGAAAGCACATCAATGAGCTCGGGACGGATCATCATCGCTCCGATGACGCCCTGCTCGGCTTCTAGGCTATATGGCTCACGCATGGTAGTTGCCCTCCACGACCTTGACGAAGTTGGAGGGGCAGATCAGCCAATCGAAAGAGGCACGAAAAGGCTTGCCGCCGTTCTTGCCCTGGGTGCGCCCCATAAGAAAGTCGGAAGACTTGACCGTCTCAAAGTAATCACGCCAGAAGTCGACGCTCTGGTGAACAGGGCTATCGTTCCAGCGAGCCTTCAGCTTTGCTTTACGCTCTGCATTCAGGATCACTACTGCAGGCAGCGCAGGAGTCAGCGTCTCGTTGAACAGATCAGTAATCAGTTGATATGGGCACCGATTGAGGCCCTCTTGAGGGACTCCCTGATTACTCCCTGTATTACTCTCTTTTGTATTACTTCCCTGCGTGTTTTCCGAAGGGGGTTCATCGCCTTTCCCGAAGGGGTTCGCAGCGTTTTCCGAAGGGGTCTTCGGTTTTCCGAATGGGTTCTTGATTCGAATACGGCGCTCAACAACGCGCTTGCCATCTCGGATCAGCTCAACGTCGACCAGATCCTTAACAGCCAATCCGCTGATGATCTCGGAAACGCGAGAGATAGAAAGACCGAAGAACTCGGCGAAGTGCGCATTGCTGGCATAGCAGCCGCGCTGCTTGTCTTGAAGGCTACCGATCTCGACCAGCATTACCTTCTCAGTAATAGACAGGTCGTAGTCCAGCCAAAGGTCGGCAGGAATCCATACACCCTGGAATTTGCGAGCAAGGTTCGTCATACAGACACCCCTCGCGACAGGGACTGGCGCTTACAGATAAACATGGTTTAAACTCCGTGCGTGTGCTGCATTACAAGGCTTTCTTCGGTTGCAGCCGAATGAGCCAACGAAGCCCGGAGGTGACCTAAACAGTCCCTTCGGGCTTTTTGCTTTTCAGAGGGGCGAACACATACAACGACGCGCTTTGCAGCGATAATTGCTAGGTGTTGGTGAATGGCTTTGTTCACTTATCAGTCCCTCATTTCGGGCTATTCAGCCCGGCGCCGAAACGGTTGAACCGTCCCCGGCATGCTTCTTGGCCTGGTGCGCTTGGTGATGGTGTCTTGAATGCCTTTCTTCGCCAGCTCAGCCGGGGTAATACCCAGCTCATGCGCCATATGCGTCAAAAGCTCAAAGTCCTCATCGTTCAACAGGTGCTCCAGGTCCATGTCGGTGTTGTTGGCAGACATAGAGGCCCTCGTATGGGCCTTCAGGCCGCAGTGATGCTTCGCGTAAGCTCTTCTCGCTTCTCGTCGATCCAGGACTTCAGGATCTCGCGTGCCAATACCGCCTTCTGCGTGCGGTGAATGGTTGCGAGGTTCTCTAGAAAGGCCTCGTACTCGTCGTCGAGACGAACCTTTGTCTCGTTCCGGTTTTTGTGTCGCGGGTCTGCATACATGGCGATTTCCTTATGCGGCTACGAATTGGTTACGCGGCTTCTTTGCCGTCTTTTGGATTCAGCAAGTCATGGAGATCGGGTCGCATGCCAGCCAGGGTCAGCTCGTTATTACTGGCCTTCTGCAGACGAGCAGCGAGCTCGGCAGATGCCTTGCGGTGACCTCCGGCCAGCTGCCACAGGTAGGCAACGGACGTGGAGGCGGCGGAAGCGAGAGCCTCGCGCTCCTGTTCGTTGTGGCTGTGCAGCCAGTCGCGGATTTGGGTGGACATTGGGAATCTCCTGTTCATACAGGAGCGAATTTAGCGTGCCGCTAAAGTTTGTGCAACAGGGAGTTTAGCAACGTGCATATTTCATCGTTAGCGCCAAGCTGTAATCCTATGCGGATGGATATCTCATCGATTCGCCGACAAAATCTGCTATCCCTCCTGAAAGGGCGGTCTAAGCGCGTCTGCGCGGAGCTCTGGGGAACGTCTCCCTCCTATGTAAGTCAGATGCTGTCCGACAAGCCGACGCGAAACATAGGGGACGACATGGCACGGAGAGTCGAGGTCGCGGAGCTCCTACCGCATGGCTGGCTTGATCAGCTACACGACGAAAGCAATCGCACGCTGCTAAACAATGTCCATACACTGCCGATATCGCGGAATAGCGAGCTGGACCTGCTTGGAGATATCTCCTCGTGGGACGGTGAAACGCCAGTGGAGGACGAGGAAGTGGAAGTACCGTTGTTTAAGGAGGTTGAGCTCGCAGCAGGAAGCGGATCGGCGGCCGTGATGGAGATTCCCGGCCGGTGCATCAGGCTTTCTAGGGCGACCCTGCGCACCTGCGGAGTCGACCCGGCAAACGCAGTCGCGGCGCAAGTCACAGGCCGCAGCATGGAGCGCGTCATTTTCGACGGCGCGACGATTGGGATCGACCGCGGCACAACGTCGATCCATGACGGCGAAATCTATGCGATTGACCACGACGGAATGCTGCGAGTGAAGTATCTCTACCGGCTTCCAGGCGGCGGACTGCGCCTCCGGTCGGAGAATGACGCCGAGTTCCCCGACGAGCACTACACAGCCGAGCAGGTCGCAGCATCAATCCGGATTATCGGATTCGTCTTCTGGTGGTCCACCATCCGCCCCGTCAACCGACGAGGCCGCTCGTTCTGAGCACTCCGCGCCAGGTCACTCTTTCCTGGCGCTTCTCTTATCGATAACAGCACCCTGATAGTCAGGCAAGTAGGCCGCCAATTCGTCGCGTAGCAACACGCGCGCGCCTTCTGTGCCCAGATCCTCAACCAGAACCTGAACGGCAAGCCTAGCGAGCTCTGCCGAGCTTCCTGCTGCGCCTTTTAGGCCGCCGTCCAGCCACTTAGCCTCTACGCCTCCTCTCACAGTCACCCCTGCCATCACTACCTCCTGTCGTATTTCTGCCAACCAGCGCTCATTTCGCTGCGTCAGGGTAAGACCTGCCGCAGGCTGTTTTTATCCTTGCGCTAAATATTTAGCAGAAAATTTAGCAAGACCTGTTGACGAGCATTTAGCATGGCGCTAAATTTCACCCATCGACGCAGCAGCACCGCGTCAGGGCCTGAAAAGCCCACGCTCTTTAAAACTTCAGAACCCTCGCGGCGGAATCCCCAACCGGGCACAGCGCGAGTAACAAGTTTTCCGCCCCATGCCAGCTCTGGAACTGGCCGTGGCTCCACATGCAGCCACGCGAAGTTGCGCAGCCACCCGATGCGACGCCAGTAGCGGCAGCGGGCAGAGAGATGACTCCGGCAGACGCGCAACGGAGAACGAACTGTCAAGGAATCCTTGACAGTTCAGCCAAGCCCACCGTGGCAAGTAACGGAGGCCAGCAATACCGAATCGAATTAGCGACCCGAGCCTCGGCTATGAGGAGCGCCGGACCTCATGCGGCGTGCCTACTTAACCGGGCGCCAGGGGCTGTACGCCGCATGTTGTATTGACCGATGACCACGCCGCAACGCTGATCGAGCGACGTGAACAGGAAGCCCCGATGCCAAACCACTGACGACTCACTACCTGCAATCAGCAGTGGGGACGGAGCGCAAGACAACGAGCGAGTCGTTTCCTGATGCACCTTGGCGACAGGGTGCATTGGGAAGCCGAAGGGCATCACTCAAGAGGAAAGGACATGGCAGAGCAACTGAAGCCCTTAAAGATTACCTGCCCCGGATTTGATTGCCCCGGTCAAGTCGCCGAGGACGTAGCAAATGGATTCTATATCCGTCGGGAGAAATGCGAACTGGCAGAAGAGGTGTGCATCAGCGTTAGCGAAGCCGACGCCCTGCGTGTTCGAGACTGGCTGAACGGGAAGTACCCGATAGACAAATAACCCGCCGCCCTACCGGTAGCAGACATAACCCCCCCACCCCCGCAGCTTGGCGACAGGCTGCAGCGGGGATTAACAGAATGGAGAGAGAGATGAGGACATACGTTGTTTGGTGCTCGGACCTGGGCCAGGAGCAGGAAGACGGCGCGACGATCACGGCGACTGACCCCGCCGATGCGGCAGAATGGTGGGCGGAATGGCACGACCGCAGCAGTGCAGAATATCGGATTGCCAGCGGGCGCGAGGAGATCGTGATAGTCCGCGACGTGGATACCGGCGAGCAGCGCGAATGGATTGTGCGCGGCGAGGCGATGCCGTACTACACGGCGCAGCCTGGGGAGTCCGCGACGATCCGGGCGCAGGTGGCGCCGGGTCGGTGGGAGGATGTACCTAGACGTAGCGAGGCAAACAAATGAAATGGCAGCCGATTGAGACTGCACCCACAGACGGCACACGCATCTTGCTACGCGGCAGGAACGGCAGGATTGCTGATGGACACTATGGGCAGCCGGATGGGTTTGCAAACCCTAAGCGGTTTGTTTGGCCGTACATCAATGCAACCCCGACACACTGGGCTCCGCTCGCGTTGATTGCTGCCGCGCCGGAATTGCTCGCGGCGGCAATGAAGGTGAACGCATTGAGCATCCAGACCGATGCGCACAAGGAATTGCGTGCCGCCATCGCCAAGGCCCGCGGCGCCCCATGCTAACCCTACCCCAAACCCTCCTCCTCATCTGCGTACTAGCTGCGCTGTGGGGGTGTGAGTGGTGGAGAGAGAAAGGAGAGAAGTGATGGAAGAGATGGAGAAAGCCTTTAAGCATTACCGCTACAGAGTAGCCAGCAGGCTGCTCGAAGGCGAAACAGATGCTCACTGGAGGCGGGCGTTCAAAGCCGCTGATGAGTTGGTTAGCTATAACAACTTTTGCGCCGGCTGGGAGGCATCACGAGATGCCATGACATCAGCACAGGCCCGCACCAAATAACCCCGCCTGAGCCAGCCAGGCCAGACCCTAACGGGCCTGTAATAACCGGACGGCGCCCGGTGCTGGTAGCGCCATGACCATCAGCTGGAGCCGATCCGGCGTCACGGAAGACAACTCCTGCCTAGCGCCTGCCGGGAATCGGTAGCAGGCATTCATTCCACCGCCCATCCGGGCACCCATCAGCGCATCGGAGAACGAGATGCTTGACATTGATATTTTGAGATTCTGCGGCGCAGCAATGGGCCTAGAGGGCGTTGTTTGCACCAAGGCAAGCGAGCCAGATAGCCCGTACTTTGCCACGACTTCCGAGCGGTTTGACCCGCTGAACGATTCGAGTGATGCGTTGCTCTTGGCGCTTACGCTGAACATGAGACTGAAAGTAACCGGCAACCTTGTATGGGCAGACGTTAAAGACTGCCACGGGGATCGGATTGCTTCGGTACAGGATGCAGAACCCGACAAGCTGCACGGCGCTCGGCGCGCCATTTCAATGGCTGCCGCAGCGGTCGGAATGCGCAATGCCGAGCTAGGCGAGTAGCAGGCACATATCACATCCGCGCGCGGCGGACCTTCGGGATATCCGCGACGGGGATAAGCCGGCAAGTGCCCCGATTGCTGAAAAACACCGGCAGCCGTTGGCGGGACTCCACTACACCCCGTTGAGACGGCCGAATGGCTCACGTAACGAGCCTGCATCGGAGAGTGATCTGCACCGGGACGCCGGTGATGCCTATAGCGCAGCCAGGTTAGCGCGCCCAAGGCCAGGGAGGTCGTCGGTTCGAGTCCGACTAGGCAGCCAGATCACTCCCCGATGCAGTGGATTCGCCGCAATCGGTATATCCGAGGGAAAACCGGAAACGGATAAAAGCTGGACTTCGGCAGCCAGCCACACCTGCATCACCCTTCAACGCCCATCCGGGCAACCGAGGTATCCACCATGTACAGACACGAACCAGGGGTTCGGGAATACCCGTGCCCGGATGAGTCCTGCTCGCTCGAAGAAGCCATTCAGGGGCAGCTGGAGGAGCTGGATGAAAAGACCGTCGCCTCCTTCATCGCCTACTGCGATGACCGGATAGACGACTTCCTCAAGCACGAGGCCAACCGGCGCCGCGAACACGCCGAAGAGATAAAGCGGGAGGCAGCATGAGGACAGAACAAACATTCCGCGAGCACTTCAAGCTGCTCCGCGCCGCAGATCATGCAGCGCTCGCTGATTACCACTGCAATCTGCTGTACGGCTACCTGCAAGCCCTCAGCGATACCGACCAGATCAGGCCGGCGCTACTAGGCCGCCTGCGCCAAGCCGTCACGAAGGCATGGGCGCTAAAGATCAATCGTCTCTATGGATTTAGGAGAGCGGCATGAGCAAGGAAGTGAAGCGGTACTTCGTAGACTGCAACTGGCTGCGCGGCGTCAATGAGCCTCTAGACGATTGCGACGTCCGTGTCGTACTCGCCCCCGACTACGAAGCCCTTCTCGCTGAGCGGGATCGGCTGCGGGAGGCGCTGGAGTCTTGCATGGATGCGCTATGGGAAGACAGTCGCGAAGTACGGATGGACGACACGATGATGTTTGGCCATGGCTACGACTGGGACGGCTGGGAGATCTTTCGCTGGGAGCTGCACACCCGAGCCGGATCATTCGCTATCTGGCCTGCTCACGGAACGTATTCCGCATACGGCGGTAATGACGGCACCTATTGGAACCAGTGCTTCGCAGATGCCAAAGAGGCAAAAGCCGCTGTCGTCAAGCATGTGGCTCGCGTAGACCCCGAACACCCAGCAGCAAAAGCATATGCCTTGCTCGAAGAATATCGCGCCGCCCTGCAAGGAGAGCAGCCATGAACGCCTACGTACTCAAGGAGCTGGCCGGCGCCCTAGGCATCACCTTAGCCGGCTCGCTTATCGGAACTCTCGCCTACGTGGCGCTATTGGGGGGTGTGTGATGGATGACCGCGAACTGTTGGAGCTGGCGGCGAAGGCGGCCGGAATTGCCGTCCAGTGGAAAGAAGATGGCCGCAGCTTCCAAGTTGTGCGCGGCCTGCCGTTCACATGGAACCCGCTCACCGACGACGGCGATGCGCTGCGGCTGGCAGTGAAGCTGAACTTGTTGCTCGGGCCGGAGTTTTCCCATTATCTGTCGCTAGAGCGATTCGCTCACCAGGACCAAGACGATGCATTCGCTACCCGCCGCGCCATCGTCCGCGCAGCAGCCGAGATCGGGAGGGCCATGTGATGGCTAGCCAAAGACAACGCTCGCTCCGCTACGCATGGTGGCGGGGCTTCGCAGTGACCCTTGCACTACTCACCGGCTTGGCTCTCGCTCACGGCCTTGCAGATCGAATCACCAACGGGGCGCCGCTATGAGCAATCAGATGAGCAAACACACAACGGGGCCTTGGAATATCGGTTGCGCAAACGTCAAGGAAGAAGCATTGATTGGGATTCACGGCCCGGGCGCAGATGGCTTCGTCATCTGCGATCTGCAAGCAGATGGATACGATGAGGACACTCAGAAGGCAAACGCCAAACTGATAGCCGCCGCGCCCGATCTGCTAGATGCGCTGACCCAATGCCGCGCCGAGCTACTGTCGATGATCGACAAGCACAACAAGCAAGACGCCGACGACGGATCATGGCTCTACGACTACCAGACTGTTGTTGAAGCTGACGCCGCCATCGCCAAAGCGCGAGGTGAGCCATGAACCGAACCCAATCCCTCCCCTACGACGACACCCCATCAGGCCACTCATTCGCAGCTGCTTGGTGGACCCTTACCGGGTTCGGCGTGCTGGCTGGCGTGCTGCTGATCGGCCTGATCAGTGAGGCGGCGATTTACACACTTTTCGAGTAACCGACCATGCAACCAACCACAGCACAGGTTCCGCCTGCTGTTGCGGCTCAACTCGACTGGATGACGCTCGGATCGTTTGACCCCGAGCGATTCGAGGGCGAGCAGCGCAGGCAGTACGAAGACGAGGCCGCACGCATAGAGCGGCAATGGGATAACCAAGAGAGGTAGCCACGATGGCAACTGTAACGCTCATCCTGGGCAAGTCAGGCAGCGGCAAGAGCACCGCCATGCGGAACCTGTCGCCGGCCTCGACCGCCCTCATCCAGATCATCAAGAAGCCGCTCCCGTTCAAGGGAGCCAAGGACTGGAAAGCCTACGTCACCGACAACCACGCCAACATCATCGGCGCCTGCCGCAAGACGGAGCGCAAGGTGATCGTCATCGACGACTTCCAGTACATGCTCGCCAACGAGTTCATGCGGCGCAGCGAGGAGAAGGGATTCGACAAGTTCTCCGACATTGGCCGGCACACCTGGGACGTGTTCGACGCGCTGCTGAAGCTGCCGGACGACGTGAGGGTTTACATCCTCAGCCACACCGAGGAGACGGACGCCGGCCAGATCAAGATGAAGACGATCGGCAAGATGCTGGACGACAAGATCACGCTCGAGGGGATGGTAACCATCGTTCTCCGGGCAGTCGTTCAGGACCGCAACCACTACTTCAGCACCCGCAACAACGGATCGGACACGACGAAGGCGCCGATGGGCATGTTCGACGAAGACCTGATCGACAACGACCTGGCCGTGGTTGACGCGGCTATCTGTGACTACTACGGCATCACGCCCCTGGCAGCCGTCGCCTAAAACCCCAAGGAGAACCACGCATGTTCGCACTCGACCAGAACGCCGCCCGCGCGGCTGACAACAAATCGGCCTTCATCGACGAGGCCGGCAAGTACATCGGCACCTTCACCCGCGCCGAATACATGGAGAAGAAGGAAACCGGCTCCACCGGCATTGGCTTCACCTTCAAGTCCCGCGAAGGCGCCGAAGGCCAGTTCTACGTGAACCTGAGCTATAAGCACGGCACCCGCAACGACGGCGGTTACCAGCTGCTTAATGCGCTGATGGCCTGCATGTCGCTGCGCAATGTCGGCAACCCTCAACCAATCGAAATCGAAAAGTGGGACAACGAGGCCAAGCAGCGCGTCAAGGCTACCGTTTCTGGCTTCCCGGAGCTGATGAACACGGAAGTCGGCCTGCTTATCCAGATGGAGATAGAGAAGAAGAGCGAGAAAGGCATTCCGCGCCCGACGATCTTCGCGCCGTTCTCGGCCGAGTCAGAGAAGACCGCATCGGAAATCCTCGACCCGAAGAAGCCAGCGCCGGCCAAGCTGGAAAAGATGGTCCAGCAGGTGATGAACAAGCCGCTGGTTGATCGGCGCCCCGCGGGCTCGCGCAGCGCCGCGACCGACGACTACGCCGCCTATGCGGACACAGCTGGCGGCGACCCTTTCGACGATCAAATCCCGTTCTGATCCGCCATATCGGGCGCTTCGGCGCCCTTTCTCATGGAGCACTGACATGGCTATGAAGCTCTACCAGCTGGCCGATGAGTACCAGCAAGCGCTTGAGGTGCTGGATGACCCCGAGCTGCCGGAAGAAGTTGTGCGCGACACCCTAGAGGCGCTGCAAGGCGGCCTCGTGCAAAAGGGTCAGGCCGTCGCTGCCTTCGCGCTCAACCTGGCCGCCGAGATCGAAGCATTGAAGGCGCACGAGAAGCGCGTAGCAGCCAAGCGCAAGTCGCTGGAAGGCCGCGAGGAGTGGCTGCGCACATACCTGAAGTCGAACATGGAGCGTTGCGGCATCAGCGAAATCAAGGCCATTGACGGCACATTCACCGCGAAGCTGGGCAAGGGGCGACCTTCGGTCGTGATCGACGACGAGAAGCTGATCCCTGACGACAGCGAGTTCGTACGCTGGACGCGCAGCGTGGACAAGACGGCAATTGCCGCTGCCATCAAGGCAGGACAGGAAGTGCCCGGCGCTCACGTCGAAACGCGGCCAAGCCTCCGCATCGCATAACCACGGGCGCCCCGCGCGCCCTCCTCCCCGGTACCTACCCATGATCGACACATCTGCCATAGCGCAGGGCGATGCTCTGCGCGCGCAAATTGACGCGGCCACGGCTGCATACCTGAACGCTGGCGGGAAGATCCAGCTGCTGCCGGACAGCATCGGGAAGCCGATAGCGATCAAGCCGGCCGCCTTCAACAACGCCGGCAACGTCGAGGCCGACCAGCGCAGCCGCAAGCGCGGGGCTCGGAAGTCGGCTGAGACGAACAGCCTGCCCCTCCGCAAGCGTGGCACACCGCAGGCCAAGCAGAACGACATGTTGAGGCAGGAGTGACCATGAGATTCCCCGACGTGCTCGACGCCATCCGCCACGCGGCGTACCGGGCGGAAATCACCGGCAAGCCGTGGGGTGTCTACGCGCTTGCCCAATACATCGCAGCCCCGCTTGGTGACCTAAGCGAGGCGGCACTGCTGGAGGTGTGCCAGCCATGAAAAGCAACATACCCAGGGCCAGGCTTGAAAAGGTCAGTCGATCGCTGCTGCGCCTGCATCGTGTCGCCGTCGTGCGCATGGAGAACGACGACCAGTATCTGATCGACTGGCGAGAGGTCCGGGCCATCGCGCCAAGCCCGCAGGTAATGGGCGCCCTCTGCGACATCTCGCACCGCTGGGTTATCTACATCGGCGCGTTCTGCCTGGATGCCAAAGGCCAGCGCTACATGAAATCGACTGAGATAGCGCCGGACGGCATGTTCAAGTCCGAGACGCTAGCCAGCGCACTCGAGCACTACTACCGCGAGCTGCTGGACGGCTGCAACCCGAACCACCTGGTCGGCTCAGGCTGGATAGCGATGCCGGGCGGCACGTCGCTGGACGAGGCGCAGGCCGCGCGGATCTTCGAGGCATGCGGGGCTTGGCAGGTACGCGAGGTGGCAGCGTGAACGGAAAGCGCAACCACACCGGCCACCGCATCGGCGAATGGCATCAGCGCGCAAAGCTGACAGATGCACAGGTCGCCCAAATGCGCGCCGACTACGCCGCCGGAGTTGGCGGATATCCAACCCTGGCAAAGCGCTACGGCTGCGGCATGAGCACCGTGCGCGACATCGTTCAGTACCGCACCCGGTACGCATAACCCAACCACTTTGCCACCGGCTGCAATCGCGGCCAGGGCGGCGCATTGACTGGAGGTGGGCATGAGCTATCAGGAATTCGTATCGCGCAAGCTGGAAACGCTCGCGCCGTCTGGCCTCGCCGAGCCGTTTATCCTGCCGGAATCGCTGTTCGATATGCAGCGCGATCTGGTTGCGTGGGCATTGCGCCGTGGCCGCGCTGCGATCTTCGCAGATACCGGGCTCGGCAAGAGTCGCATGCAGGTTGCATGGGCTGATGAGGTGGCGCGCCGCACGGGTGGCGACGTGATGATCCTGGCGCCGCTGGCGGTTGCCGCGCAGACAGTCGCCGAGGGCAAGAGCATCGGGGTGCAGATCACCCACTGCCGCGAACTGGAGGACGTTCGCCCCGGCATCAACATCGTCAACTACGACCGCATCCACAAGTTTGACTGCTCGCGCTTTGTCGGGGTCGTGCTCGACGAATCGTCGGTCATCAAGCATCACACCGCCAAGACGTTCGATCAGCTCGTGCAGGCGTTCGGCAGCACGCCGTATCGGCTCTGCGCGACAGCAACGCCGGCACCGAATGACTGGACAGAGCTAGGCACGCACGCTGAGTTCCTTGGCGTCTGCGCGCGCTCGGAAATGCTCGCCGAGTTCTTCGTCCACGATGGCGGCGAGACGCAGACATGGCGCCTCAAAGGCCATGCACGGCACATGTTCTGGCGCTGGGTAAGCCAGTGGGGCGCATGTGTCCGCAAGCCATCTGATCTTGGCTACGACGACAGCGCCTATCGCCTGCCGCCGCTACACGAAACCGAGCATCTTGTGGAGGTGGATGACGGCAACCTGATCGAGGACGGCATGCTGTTCGCGCTGGAGGCGAGCAGCCTGATGGAGCGACGCGCAGCCCGCAAGGAGAGCATGGAAGCCCGTGTGCAGGCCTGCGCCGACCTGATCAATGCAGACGACGAGTTCTGGATTGTGTGGGGCGAGTACAACGCCGAAACGGAAATGCTAGTGAAGATGATCCCCGGCGCTGTCGAGATTGCCGGATCGCATACGGCGGACCAGAAAGAGCAGCGCCTCGCCGACTTCGCGGCTGGGAAGATCAGGGTTCTCGTCAGTAAGCCGTCTATCTGCGGATGGGGGCTCAACTGGCAACACTGCGCCCGCATGGCATTCGTCGGAGTATCCGATTCCTTTGAGGCCTACTACCAGGCCGTCAGACGCTGCTACCGATTCGGCCAAAAGCGCGAAGTACAGGTTCATCTGTTCAGCAGCCAGCTGGAAGGTGCCGTGCTCGCCAACCTGCGACGCAAGCAATACGACGCTATCGCAATGGGCGAAGCGCTCGCCGCCGAGACGGCTGAGGCCGTCCGCGCCGCCATCTGCGGCACCAAACGACAGACCAATGACTACATTGCCGCGCGCAAGGTGAAAGCGCCCGCGTGGCTCAGGAGTGAAGCCGCATGAATTGCATCAGCCAAGTTGACCGTCCAGACAGCACGCTTTTTAACGGGGATTGCGTCGAGGTAATCGCCGGCCTGCCGGATAACAGCGTGGATTATTCGATCTTTTCTCCCCCGTTTTCCTCGTTATACACATATTCGAACAGCCCCCGCGACATGGGAAACAGCCGCACGGACGCCGAGTTCTTCGAGCACTTCGATCATCTGGTCAGGGAGCTTGCCCGAGTCATCAAGCCCGGCCACAACGTCAGCTTCCACTGCATGCAGCTGCCGACCAGCAAGGAGCGCGACGGATATATCGGACTGAAAGACTTCCGCGGCGACCTGATCAAAGCTTTCCAGAAACACGGATTCATCTACGCGAGCGAGGTCTGCATCTGGAAAGACCCTGTGACCGCAATGCAGCGAACCAAGGCGCTAGGCCTGCTGCACAAGACGATCCGCAGCAACGCCACCATGAGCCGCCAGGGCATCGCGGACTACCTCGTGACCATGCGCAAGCCCGGCGAGGTGATGGACAAGGTGGCGCATGACGATCTGCCAGTTGACGAGTGGCAGCGCCTAGCCAGCCCGGTATGGATGGATATCAACCCGAACGACACGCTCCAGTTTCGCAGCGCCCGCGAGCACGACGACGAGCGCCACATCTGCCCGCTCCAGCTTGAGGTAATCCGTCGCGGCATTCGCCTATGGACAAAGGCCGGCGACGTAGTGCTGACCCCCTTCCTCGGAATCGGCAGCGAGGCATTCTGTGCCGTGGAAATGGGCCGCAAGGCAATCGGTGTCGAGCTGAAAAAGAGCTACTTCGATCAGGCCGTAAAGAACATCGACAGCCTGGCGGCGCAGCACGATCTGTTCGCCATCGCATGAACGCACGGACGGCAAGCGGATCGGCCAATGCGCCTGTTTCCGCTGCCGCCCACCGGAGCCGCCCAAGGAGGCGCCATGCGCACCTACACCATCACCGTAAACGAGCGCCAGGCCGCTGAGCTGCAAGAGGCGTGCGAGCTACTGGCGCGGATCAAGATCGGCCAGATCGACCACGCCATTGAGCGGCTGCCGGGATTCTACGACCGGCGCGACTGGGAGCAGGTACACGCCACGCGCCACGAGATACAGCGCCTGGCCAATACGCTGATGCCGGAGGCCACAAAGCGCCGAGAGGACGGCGTCGCGTGGGACTTGTATCAGGTCATCCGGCATCGCCTTTCATGGGATCGCGCCCACGACCAAGGCGTCATCCAACCCGGCGAGCCGCGCAAATGGCCCGAGATGATGGGCGTCTGCTACGACGAGCCACTGGCAATGAGCGGACTGCCGCTGGCCACAATCAAGGAGACAGATCAATGAACGACACACTGAAAGCAGCCGGCCGGATCGGCGCTGAGCTGGGGGCTGCGAAGGCGGAGAACGATAGGCTGCGCGGGTTGTTGCAGCAGGTGGTCGATTGCCAAGCCGAACACTACGGCGATGGCTGCGGCCTGCACCTTTCCATGATCACGCTGGCTGGACGGATTAAGGACGCCCTATCCCATCAGGCCGAGCCCACCGACACCTACACAGCCGTCGACATGGCCACAGCCGCAGCGCAGGGGTTCAGGGATGGGCAGGCGGCGATGGAGCAAGCAGCGGCGCAGGATGAGCGGGAGTGCGAAACTGGCGGCACTGTTTCCGAGCTGCTAGCCGCGATAATGCACTTCGGCAGCGAAAAGTGGGCGGAAGGACGCGGCGCTGCCGACCCCGAGCTGGCGAATGTTCGGGCCGCGTGGGATTCGGTCTATTCCCTTGTTCAAGACCTTGCCACCCGCCCCGCGCAGACCGAGCAGCAGCTGGTGGCCGTGCCGGAAGATTTCCAACCTCTGGAGACCATCCGCTGGTGGATCAGTGCCTATACCAATCCTGAAAACGGGCCGAGCTACCAAGGCCACGGAATGATGGTTCAGATGCTTTGCGAATACGAAGCGCTGAGGATCATGCTGTCTAGTCGCGCGCAGCAGAGGCCGACAGCGTACCCGCACGAGGCCATGGATAAGCTGGCCGCCGATAGATACCGCGTTGGCGCGGCAGGTGCCGGAACACTCCATGGCTTTGCAGTGCGAGCAGGAGACGGAGAGCAGGAGCTGTACCGTGGCAGCAAATCAGACTGCGAGCATGTCGCGCGGAAACTGGCAGGCGCCTTTCTCGATGGCGGGTTCACTGCGTTTGAACGCTACGCCGCCCCCATCGCGCAGACCGCCCCGCAAGGCAAGTTCCGCATGGGCGACCTCGTGAAGAAGTCCACCGGCAGCGAGTGGGAAGGCCGCGTGGTTGGCTGGTACTCGACCGAGCAGACCAAGGAAGGCTACGCAGTCGAGAGCAGCGCGCATCGCAACAGCGTGCAGATTTACCCTGTAACGGCATTGGAGGCAGTGGAATGAGCAAGGTATTGGTTGATCGGGAGCTGCTGGAGCGGGTCGTAGCATTGCTCGAATGGGATGGCATGGACGATACAACGCCACTTGAGTTCGGCGCGAAGTGCGACAGCCTGTGCAAAGAGCTATCTGACTACATCGCCCGGCCCGCAGAGGCGGAAGGGGTGGCGCGATACGACTTGGATACGACGCGCTGCGATAGCTTCGGCCAAGACTGCGGCGCAGAGATGGAGCCTTATGCGCTAGGAGAATGGATCAAGTACGACGACCACCTCGCCGCCGTGACCGCCGAGACGGATAGGTTGGCGGCTGAAAACAAGCTTCTTCGAGGGCCGGAGCAGACAGTTGTAATCTGCGAAAAAGGCAAGCCGTACACGTTCATGGCTAAAGACCCTTGTCGTTACAGCCTTTGCGAAGTGACGTATGCGGCGCCTGTTCGTGCTCTGGCGGCCGAGCGCGACCAGCTCCGCGCCGAGGCCGAGGCGCTGCGGAAGGATGCGGAGCGGTACCGGTGGGCTTCCTCTGGAGTGCATGAAGCCGAGACGCTCGTTTCTATCGTGAACTGCCACGGCGGCTATGCCGAGAAGGTTGCAGAGCGGGTTGACGTGTATCGAGAAGCCGCCATGGCTGCGAAGGAGGCGTGAATGGATCGTCTCACAGGAAGGATTCGGTTGCGCATAGGCTGGTTTGGTCGGCTCGTTCTGCAGGTGGAGTACAAAACCCTGCAGCCGTACCCTGGCACTGATGGCCGTGGCACCGGCTGGCTATGGACTGGGGCAGATTGGCGCGATGCAAAGGTTCAGGACGTTACCGGAGAGCATGCAGAAGATATTCGCAACGGCATGAAGCTCATTCGGCCGGCGCCATCAATGAAACCCTGACCCCAAGTCAGGCACTCACCCCTAACCCCACCCAAACACACAGCCTGCCGGCGAGAGTCGGCGGGGAAGGAGCACTTATGCCTACTGGATACACAGCACCTATCGCAGACGGTATCAATTTTGAGCAGTTCGTCATGGGCTGCGCGCGGGGCTTTGGCGCTCTGATAATGATGCGCGATGAGCCGGCTAATGCGCCTATTCCCGAGCGATTCGAACCTAGCGACTACCACCTTTGCAAGCTCGATGAGGCCCACAGCCGCTTTGATGAGATTTCATCTTTGACGCCAGAAGCCTGCGAGCACCGCGCGGCGCAGCAGTACCACGATGCAGAAACACAGCGCCGGATCAGGATTAAGGAGATCGGCGAGCTTCGTCAGAAGTACGACGCAATGATACAGGCGGTGGATGAATGGGCTCCGCCAAGCGCCGAGCATATCCACCTCAAGGAGTTCATGCGCAAGCAGCTCACAGAAAGCATCGACTTTGACTGTGATGCGTCCTACTACGCCATCGAAACGCCACGACTATCAGGTCAAGTTTGGCTGGAACAGCAACTAGAGAAAGCGCGCCGCGATATCGCGTATCACGAGCAGCGGCACAAGGAAGAAGTCGAGCGAACCAATCAGCGCAACGAATGGCTCCGCCTTCTGCGCGAGAGTCTCGCCTAACCCCACACGCAGCAGGAGATAGACATGCACACAGATAAGGCGATAGCAGAGTTCGAGGCGTGGTACCGGGATAGATTCCCAATGGCCGAGCGAATGATTCAGGCAGGCAGCGGGGTCTGGATTACCCATCGCGACGAGATGGAAGAGTGCTGGCTGGCGTCGCGGCGGGATCTTGTGGTTGAGCTGCCGCAGCCGATGAACGCGCCGCCATACGCGAGCTATGAGGGCGGCTGGAACGACATGCGCGGCGAGGCGATCGACGCCATCGAAGCAGCCGGCGTAATGGTGAGGGGGTGAGCATGAGCCTGTGGCAATCATTCAAACGCCTGCCGGAGCAGGAGCAGAAGCGCCAGTTTGAAATCCTCGCCAAGTCAGACATGCAGCGAATACGCATGGAAGTCTGGATAGAGGAAGAAGGCGAGCGCACGAACGTGTGCGTGAAGAACGTCATCGGCAAGCGCTGCAGTTACTGCGGCTGCCGGGAATTGGAGGGGTGAGGGATGGGCGCAGAGAAACTAGAGAATCTGCCGGAGTGGTTCCCCGACAAGGTGACTGAGCAGCAGATGGCCATGATACTTGGCACAACCGATCGAGCCCTAGAAGGCAGGCGAAGCCGAAACCAGATACCCGAAGGCGTCTGGAATCGCATCAATGGACGAATCTACTACAGCCGATCAAGGTACGAAGAATGGCAAGAAAGCCTATGGCACTGCCCACCGGAGTTGAGCTACGCAACGATACGATCCGCATCCGATTCAGCTGGAACGGAAAGCGCTGCTCAGAAACCCTCGCCCTCCCCCCGACGCAAGCGGGCATTGCCGCTGCATCCCGTCTACGCGATCAAGTAGTCCAGCAGATCAAGCACGGCATCTTCGACGAGCGGAAGTATGCCGAGCTCTTCCCCGGCTCGCCGAACGCTATTTCCAGCGTCTCGCGCGGGTTCGGGCAGTACGCCCAGGTCTGGCTCGACAGCCGATCGATATCAGAAGGGACGCGCGACAACTACAAGTCGGTGCTTAACATCTGGTGGATGCCGTATCTGGCCACAACCCCGCTACCCAACCTGACGACTGCCTTCATGCGCGAGCTCGTCGTCCAGATCCCCTGGACCTCGGACGGCGTGAAAGCGAACGCCATGAACAAGCTGAGCACAATTCTGGAGTCGGCGGTTTCGGACAGGCTCCTGGCGGAGAACCCCATTCAGGCGCTGGACATACCAACGCGGACGGAAGCGAAGGTTGACCCGTTCACGCAGGATGAGGCGGACAGGATCATTGCCAGGCTCTACGAAACGGAGCACTGGCCCAGCCAGATATACGCGGCCTTCTTTGAGTTCGCTTTCTACACCGGAATGCGGTTAGGGGAGATCGCCGCTCTTCGCTGGGAAGAGGTCGATCTGAAGAGGCGTACGGTCCACGTCTGCAGGTCCGTAGCGAAGAAGAAGGTCGTCGAGAGAACGAAGACCAAGAAGGATAGGTTTGTGCTGCTGAATGACCGGGCAGTTCATGCCCTTTTGTTCGCCAAGCAGTACGCCGAGCGGCGCGCGTCCGGCAGCGGCCGGCTGACTGACTTCCCGTTTTGCTTCCCGCCCAGCAAGAGCTCACAGTTCATTCAGCAGACGAGTGACCTGCATCATCAGTGGCGCCCGACGCTGAAGGCGCTGGGTATTCGCTACCGACCTCCGTACAATGCGCGCCACACTTACGCAACCATGTGCCTGATGGCCGGAATGACGCCGGCATTCATCGCCAAGCAGCTCGGCCATTCGATACAGATTCTGCTGTCTCGGTATGCCCGCTGGATCGACGGCGAAGGCGATTGGGCTGAGATGCGCAAATTACAGTTTGCCCCAAAAGTGCCCCAAGCGTAG